TGGTGAAACCTGATGATCAACAAGTTAAATCATTTTCACTATATGCATTAGAAGAGGAAGCTGTTTATTACATCAATCATGGAAATTTTCCTGTTTGTTTGCATGTGAAGGATTTTTTTGATGCTAATCCAGATGTATATCCTCCTCAAAAAGTGGGTACTCTGACAATAACTACTAAAAATATATCACAATTTGTACCCAATCGTATACTATATGCATCGTTTTTAGAACCTAAAGAAAGTCAAGTTAACCCTCCACCTGAATCCTATGAAATTTATACAGGGAAGAAACAACCAACTGGCATATCGTCATCCTCTACTTTATCTCCGGCTGATATTGAGACACTGAAAACTGTTTCAGACGTTCAAAGTTTAAAATCTATTTGCAGCAAATATTAACGTCTTGATTTTTGTTTTCTTTTTATTTTTTTCTTTGATTTACCACCTGATGTAGAATTCATGACAGATTCATCAATACCCAATTTTCCGCATATACCCCTATAATATACCTATAGGAGGAGCAGTTAAAAATTGTCTTACTGTTATAGCAGAAGGTTTTAGTCTCTGAATATCATCTGGATATGGAACATTCAAAATTCAATCACTTGGATATACTCTAATAGTATCATAGATTTGGTCTAATGTTAACGGTGGTGAAAGTGCCATACTATACCTACAGATTAAATTTGAATGGCTCTTGGATGGGCTTTCTTGGTTACATAGGCCTTAAAAATAGGTTTGGCCAATTGGGCTTCAGGCGTATGGGCATGCACAGTTCTAGCAATCATCTTGTACAACTTGAAATCAGGGTATCGCTCTTCCCCATTCTTCTTGTACAATACATTTCTCTTCTTATCGTCTAAACACCATTCTTCGACCAATTCGTAGACGGGTGTATCATCTGGGATAATATCAAGCATAGAACAGGCTAACCTGCACAAATCGAAACTGTAATTGGGTTCCAACACTGGTTTACTTGCATCCAAAAAGGGTTCCATGTTGTATTGGGTTGCAGCGTCACCATCCGTATGGAAACTGTCGGACACAAACCGTTTCCCCTCAAACGTGTAAATAGCTCTACCAAAATCAATAATCTTGTAAATACGTCCGAACGTAGGAACTTTGTAATTGACGCTGTTGTGCGTATAGTACACGTATTCTTCGTCCGTATCTACATACATGATGTTGTTGGTGTGCAAGTCGTTGTGCGTGAATTGAAATCTCTTCTGGTACATAATTAACGTCATAATGACTTGCATCAATGCTGACGTAATTTCTTCGGGAGAAATACATTCCACCAACAATGAATCCAACGTATCTTTGCACTTCTCTAATGCGATGATTTGAACTGGAAATTGGTTGATTTCAGCAGTAAGCCCATAGGTATCAAAATCTTCTTCAGATGATTCCAGCTCATCGGTATATTCAGTTTCGGTATTGGACGATTGAGAAGAACTGTCAGATGATTTCGAATCTGCGTCGTATTCTTTATCTTCAGATTCTTCTCCAGAGGCAACTATATTTTCACTTATATCTTTTATTTCTATGCAATGTGTGCATTCTGGACATTCGATGCATTCTGTATTTTCGTTTTTACTTTCGTTTTTACTTTCAAAGGAACAGTCCAAATCGTCGAAAATGAGGGGAATGGATTCATCCTCCAACACTAGTTTTTGTCGGTTTCGTTGAGAAGACGACCCGTTGTTTAATTCTTTGTTCAACGTGAACAATGTGTTGTTGTTTTCATAGAAAAAAGTAGAGTTGTGCAACTGCTCGATTTCGTCTTCGATATTGTATTTAAATTTACGTTTGATTCCCAAATAACTTCCGTGGAATCCGATGCCATGGATAAAATTTTCTTTGGTAAGTAGTTGGGAAGACAAATAAGAAAAAAAGCTGTCGGTATACGCAGAGTTGTTGACTTCTGCTAATTTAGGAAAAGAAGGCGATAGGGAAGGAAGAGTAAAATCGTAAGAAGAATACTTTCCGTTCAAGTACTTTAAGGGGTCTAACAATGGTGAATATTTTAAAAAGATGGGTATTGTGGTGTTGTTTAAAAGAGTTCCTGTAGCAGTATTGTAATCTCCTTGTTGAATTGTGGCTAATTCATAGTCATTTTCTAAATTGATGCTGTTCCAATTGGTAGCATTCAACACGAAAAATCTAGAATAGAGTGGAACATAATTTTGAGCACCTGAAATGTCCAAGACAGATTCCAATTCTTGGAGAAAAGTGCTGTTTTTATTTTTTTTATAAAACACCATACAAGCCGACTATACTTTTTATGGATAGGTTTGAACTAATTAAGTTTCAATTACTTATTAATTTTATATTCCTTAAACATGACTTTAGAACTAAAAAAATTTAATATGAGAGATATTAGTTTTAGACCCAATGAAAATAAGGGACCCGTTATTGTACTTATTGGTCGGCGTGATACCGGTAAAAGTTTCTTGGTTAGAGACCTCCTTTTTTACCAACAAGACATACCCGTAGGAACTGTGATATCCGGAACAGAAGCAGGAAACAGTTTTTACAGTGAACATATTCCTAAACTTTTTATCCATGATGAATACAACAGTTCTATTATTGAAAATATCTTAAAACGGCAAAAAACATGCATGAAACAAGTAATGAAAGAAATGCAAACATACAAAAAAAGCAACATCGACCCTCGTACCTTTGTCATTTTGGATGATTGTTTATACGATAGTTCATGGACCAAAGATAAATTGATGCGTCTGCTTTTCATGAACGGTCGTCACTGGAAAATATTGTTGATTATTACCATGCAGTACCCTCTTGGTATTCCGCCTAATTTAAGAACCAATATTGATTACGTGTTTATATTGAGAGAACCCTATATCAACAATCGTAAAAAGATTTATGAGAATTATGCGGGCATGTTTCCCACATTTGAATCGTTCTGTCAAGTCATGGACCAGTGCACTGAAAACTACGAATGTTTAGTCATTAACAACAATTCAAAAAGTAACAAATTGACGGAACAAATCTTTTGGTACAAGGCAGAAAACCATCCTGCGTTCAAGTTAGGGTCGAAGGAGTATTGGGAATTATCCAAGAATTTACCGGATGATGATGACAATGATACGTATGACCCGTCTAAATCTAAAAAGTCAAGTGGTCAAACTATTCAAGTAAAGAAATCTAAATGGTAGAATTGTTGGAGTAAATCTTTAAAATGTGTGAAGACAAAATGAGGATGATTTTCTTCCAAACATTTTTTGTGTAACATGGAATCTTTTTTGCAAAATAAATGGTCCACTTTTCCAATCACTTTAAAATCAGATAAGCCATCCCCTACATAAATAGATGTATAATTGGGTTTTTCATGCAACTTTATAATTTCTGTTTTTCGAATCGGTAACGTATCATTTACTTTCCATGATTGGTCTTCATTGTAAGTAAAATCGTTGCTGTAAATAATAGAGGAGTCGACATAAGGCAATACATGTTGAATAATAGTTTTAAACCCAGCACTTACAATGTAAAATTCAATGTTGTTTTTTTGTATCCATTCATAAAATTCTTTGAACGTTTCATCTACATCGTTGGCCAACGGCGTAATGTCGTAATGAATACCGTTAAACATTTCTAAATATGTTTCAGCAGATAGTTTGTTTTCTATCATCAACTGTTCAAGTTTTTTGTAAGTAGCGTAAGAATACACTTCTGCAATAATTTTATCAAACGCATCATGTGTAGTAATGGTTCCATCAAAATCACTATAAATGATGAAATTTTTCATAGTATACAATTATATTAAAACTTGGTAAGATAAATACCTGTATAGGCACCAGCTATATCGGCAACAATGTCCAACACACTCCCTATGAATCCTCCACTGCACCAAAACAACGTCTTTTTGGGATGATATTTGCGAATACCAAAATAATGTTTCCAAAATTGGTCTTCATGTAACTTAGTATCACACTCTAAACGAAGTAATTTTACTAATGGATGGGTATGATTTGTTTTGCTGATATATTCCATATATAATTCCATGACTTCCCATGCAATGCCCATAATGACAATAAATGTAAATCGGTTTGGAGCTAAATAGCCAACTATTAAAAATACGAGATAATGTGATAATGTCCAATTCGATAAATATCCGTTAAAATGAAGTGGAGTACAAATAGCGCAATTGTCATACCCGCCAAAAAGTTTGTTAATTTGTTTGATAAAAGTAACTAAAATAATAGATACTAAACCTAGAAAAAGTATTACTTTTATAGAATCATTCATACTATTTATTGTTATTTATTTTTTCATGTAATTTATCGTATAGATACGACAATAAACCTATTGATTTATCTAATTGAGCATTTTATAGATGGTATATACAGTTTGATTATTGATATATAACCATAGATTGTAAATAATAAATATAATTCCTGAATAAAGTATTTCTTTTTTATGAATAGGTTCATTCCATAATAAATAAAGCGGAACAACTTTGATGCATAAATTGATAAAAATGAAACGAAAAATATAGTAAAATTTAGATTGTAACATGAAAAAAATACTAATTATATTTTCAAAAAGTGATGCTATTAACCATAATTTAGGATTAATAGTAACAATATGCGTAAAATAGAATATAGACCATACAAAAATCCAATACGAAAATATAAAATCTGGACGAATAATTTGCATTATAATATAGTTAGGTTTTAACGTCTACGAGATTTGCGTTGTCTGCGTGTAGATTTTCTGCGTCTAGTTCCGCCTAATACTGCATCACTAGCACTATTTCCAAATACATTAATATTTCTGTACCATATTGGTTCAGATAGTTTTACAGTTAAAGGAATCATAGTTGGTTTATGAATTTCACCATCGGATAAATTTTTATAGGTAACTTCTGAAAATGGAGTTGTATATATTTTTGCTACATTATCGAATCTACGATGTCTTGCTGGCATAGATATTTTTTTCATTCCGTTTATAGAATTAGGTTCTAACATGTAAAAAATTTCAGGTAAGCCTCCATTTGGGTCGTAACGTGTATAATTTTTATCTAAAAAGGCAGTTGCTTTTTGTGCCAATAATATAGGGTTCGTGGTTCGTTGTACAGGTTGAGAAGGTTTTGAATTAAACATTTTAAACATAATATACCATTAAATTTAAGTTTTCTATGATGTAATAATTAAACATTCCAAATGCCCCTTTTCTAAAGTTGATATATTATTTTAATAAAATCCACTTAATTCAGGAAATTCAATGCTTCCATTTTCAGGATAGATATAGGGTTGATTGTTGTTGGTTTGCTCATAAGAACTCATGTGCGTTTTATGTTTGTAATTTTTCGATTTTTTGTAAGATAAATGTTTAAATTTAAAATGGGTTGGTTTATCTAATAAAACATCACTTGTATCATGTGTAGAAATAACAAAAGGTTCTGAAGTTTTTAGTTGCATTTGTTTTTTCCCTAAATATGTAAATACTAATAATAGTAAAAGAAGTAAACAACAAGTACCACAATATTTCGTATAGGATTGCATATATTATGTATACTTTATTTTAGGCAAGGGTAAATATGTCATTGCAAAATGATGTATTGTAGTAATTAACCACATTAAATGATACACTATCGAATTGTACAACGTATACACGAACATCACAAATGTATCGTGCAACTCTTCCGTCAATTGTTTTTTTTCGACCGTGTTTTTTAATTCTTTCACAAAAGAATTAAAAGTATTTTCTAGACCCATAACATAATCAAAGAAAGACTATTTAAAGATTTTAACGGCTAACTATACATGAATGTTCTTACCTTAAAAACAGTCCAAATTTCTCCAATGAGAACATTGATGACTGCATTAAAGGATATTTTATTAGAAACCAACATTATTTTTCAACCCGATGGAATGCGGATTATTAACATGGATAAATCGCATACCATTTTAGTTCATTTATTTCTAAAAGCGGAAAATTTTGAAGTGTACGAATGCAAAAAAGACAAAATCATTATTGGTGTTAATTTGCTTCACTTGTTTAAACTTATCAATTCAATTGATAACGATGATACGTTAACGTTGTACATTGAAGAATCCGATTACAATGATGGAATTGTCAACAATTTAGGGTTAAAATTTGAAAACGGCGACATTAAACAATGCAAAACTCAAAAGTTACGATTGATTGAACCGGACCCGGAAGAATTAGAAGTGCCTAATGTTGTGTTTTCGTCCGTCATTAATTTACCTTCTACCGATTTTCAAAAAATCATTCGCGATTTATCTTGTATATCCGACCGTATTGAAATTAAATCCGTTTCCAACGAACTCATTTTCAAGTGCAAAGGTACGTTTGCCACGGCAGAGGTACGTCGTGCAGAATCAGATGACAGCATGAAATTTATCCAGCAGCAAGATTCCAATAAAATCATTCAGGGTATTTTTAGTTTAAAAAATCTGGGGTATTTTATTAAATGCACCAATTTATGCAACCAAATTGAAATGTTTTTGGAGAATGATTTGCCATTGGTCGTCAAGTATTCAGTTGCATCTTTGGGCGACATTAAGCTCTGTCTAGTACCGCTACCAGATGTTTAATGAAATAAATAATAAAATTGAAATGATTTTATCTATTTAGAAGAGGTAATACGGTCTATCTCCAACCGAAACTATGGCAACCACTCGTGTCTTTCACTGCGTCAAAGGTCGTCTCACCGATGAAGAGCAACTTTCTCTCCTCGTATGGTTGTTTGAAGTTCCGCCATCAAACATTCTACTCGAAGGTAATAAAGTTACGGTTCCATCTAGTCGCGAAGTTCTGCATATCTACGACAACTACTGTACGACGCGCAACGCCTACAAGTTCTCTGCATCCAACGTTATAGGGACCAGATACGGCATCATGCTTCGTCGGTTCAATACAACCAGTCGTGAATCACATTTTCAACAAAAAATGGCCAAAGCTTCCTACGAGTCTAAAATTTTGACGGATTACGTTAAAATGCCATTCTCAGTTGACCGCACCGGTAAAACTGCGCTTGATAAAGCATCGGATGGTCATCCAATTGCAGGAGAATGGAATCCAAATACAAGCGAATGGGAATTCGAAGAAGGGCTCGGATATCGTAATACGGGTCTACTATTACCCCTCAGTTCCTCAGGTATTAAATTCCAGACCAACCGAAATGGCCTCGGCTACAACGGCGGAAAAACGCGGCGTTCTAACTCGCCAATCCGGTTCGTCAAACCAGCGGGCGTAGAGTTAGAAGAGGGCGAGGTATATAAAGTGGCGTAAAACTACAAAAAATGTCTAACATTTAAAAAAATATAAATACAGGTATGTGTGGCCATTTATATTTTTTTATATTGAATATAATATGGATTACATTGCGGATAAAATTGCTTTAACTGCATTAAGTAATAATATGGTTTCGTTAGGAGCATATAATTCTTTATCTAAGATACCTGAATATGGTGATATGCTTAAAGCATTTTGCATGTTTTATAGTCTTATTGATGACAATAATAGAGTAATATTAGAAAATTATATTAACAATCATTTGTCCGTAATGAGTACAAAATATAAAATGTTGTTGCTCCTTTGTCAACATGCACCTAATGATGATGTTGAAAAAAATATGGATGTATTGGCTCCAGTATTTACAGTATTAAACATGAATAAAACAGATGGTTTAGACAAATTTAAAGAAGTTTTGAATGTTAATTTTAGCAAAATATTAAATTTACTAGAAGAAAAACAATCTTCAATGGAAAACATACTAATGAGTGGGTTTGACTCTATAAAAAAACAACTTACTATAAAGGGAGGTAAAAGTAAAAAAAATAAACGTAAATACAAACGTAGTCGCCGTGTAAGAAAAATGGTTTAATTTAACTTTTGTTTATAAAAACGTGCTTTTACACCGCATTTGGATTGATTCAAACGGCATGTCAATATATCTTCATAAACCATTTTTCCAAATATATTTTTTTGACCAAATAGATAACACATTCCTATTTGGTCATCATACAATTTGACATAGGGATAATTATTTTTTATGTAATGCACACAGTTTATACAGAACGGTTTTTGTTGTTTGATAAAAGATGTAAATAAACTCATACATATAGACATAAAAATATCTTTATCTTCATTTTAATGAAAAGTGTAATTGTATATAAGTTACCAATTCCAAACGAAGTAGTAGACCATTTGTGTAGTTTTATTTATTATAGAGTAGATGAAACAATATCTAGAAACAAAACAAAATACAACAGTGTAATATGCGATTTATTTTTTACAGTTCGAATCGAACGTGGGGTTCATTATTATGATTGGAATTATAGTTTTAATCAGTGTTATTCTACTGTATTTATTTATAATGTACAATGTAATTTTGATATACAAATTTACATGTGTTGTAAATGCGGTAATTATACACATCCAACTAGGAAATGTAAATGTATGAAATTAAAATACGTAATATAGCTGTCCAATTTCTTTATCATTTTTTAAGAGAGGTGAAAGATGTTGAACACAAATACTACTGTTTCTAAAAACAATTTCTCTATTATTTCTTATATTTTCTGAAAAATATTGTATTATATATTATTCTTTATTGGAAGAAATATATAATACTATAGTATGGCAGCATTAGAACCAGGTCCAGCACGAAGGGTAAAAGAAGGTGGATTTGGAATAATAGATATAGTTCCTGGAATAAACGATGTTATGCAATTTCCATTTGATTTAAATGAAGTAAGTAAATGTAGTCAGTTACAACCAGAAGCATTACAGCCAAGTGATTGTGGTCCAAGTTCTCTATATGTTTTACAATTATTAAGACGAGATGAAGCACTTCAATTAGTAGATAAGCAATACAAATCATCTGGAGGTGTGCCATTACATCAACAACCGGTTACAGCTGAACCATTTACATGGGAGTCTATAACTAGTCATTTACAATTAAGTGATGCTGCTAGAGACCCTACTATGGATTATACATATAGACGAATGACTTTATATGGTTCTACTGATTTGATACGTTATATATTATCCACATTTAAAAGAAATACAGCAACCTTATTGGGATTAATGTTATCTAGATATACCGAAATCACAACAGGTAATCGTGTTAGTCATTGTGTAGTAGTTGGAGTTCATTCTGACGGTAATGTTTTTATAGCAGATTTACAGCAATCTAAAATAATGTTAGGTAGTGTTGCAATTAATGCATATATTAAATTACTTGGATTTAATGATGCGGGTAACACAACAGAGCGTAAATGTAGATTTATATTACCTACTATTTCTGCGGAAAAACGCCCTTCAGCTGTTCAGCCTAGTATAGACCCTTCTTTAATGGGTATGCACTTTACCCCTACACCTGTTATACCAACTTTAGAAGGACAATTTGTTTTTAATATTCAACCAGAAGTAGATGATGATTCAGCTTCTGAAAAATCTATAGGATCGTATAAAGGTAGTCTGTTTTTAGATGGTGATTTGTTAAAAGGATTTGCCAATTTAAGTTTAACAGATGTAGAATGTGGTGGTGAAACTTGTCATATGGGTCCAAGAGAGTTTGTTTCAAGTGTTTCAGATATTTCCCCTAATAAACAATATTTACAATCTATTCTACGTGATTTAGAGATAAATAGAGAACAATTAGTTGAACCTAGACACAACCTAACGTTATCAGATGAATTTTCAGACGTCTCAGATTCTGACAAAAGTGAAAAAAACCCACATGATGAAAGAGACAGTCAAGAAAGTTTTGGAGGTAAAACAAAAAAAGTAAAAAAATATAAAATGAAAAAATCTAAAAAAATGAAAAAATCTAAAGTAAAAAAATCCAAAAAAATGAAAAAATTAAAAACAAAAAAACGATAGTGTAAATCAATCATCTTCTTTACGTTCTTTAAAATACGTCATAATATCTTCTTTAAATTCTTGAATATAGTATGGATACCCTATTTGGATTTGTGTCTGGAGCCGGTTCTAAAATATTAGATGATATATTTGATATTTACGGTAAAGAAAGTGTAAATGTGTATGTATTAGAAATACTAAAAAATGCATTTACGATGTTGTTATTGTATATCATCCAATCTACAACTAATTCTTTTATCTATTGGTATTATTTTTTTATATTTATACCGATTGTCATATTACCCAAAGCTTATACAGTAGAACCTTATTGGGCAACTCTCTCTCTATTATTTTTTCCTATTATTATTTACAAACTTGTTACTTATCGTAAACCTATAAAATTAATTATACTGTATTGTATTTTATTTTATAGTGAATGGAGTTCCATGTTTTTGACGGAAATTGGAGAATGTAAAATACTTTTAAAACCATGCCAAGAGTATTTTCCAACATTGTATTCTTACTTTTTTGAAGAAAAAGATATGGAAATTAGTAAAAAAAAATTACTTGTCAGAAGCATAAATATACTATTATGCATTGTTATGTTACTCTATGGTAATCATCAAATTACCAACTATTTTCAAATAGAAGATAACGATTTTATATCCATTCTTCCAATTACGTCATGGTTTATATTGGGCTACAATTTGATATCTGTTTTCAATCAAAGTTATATGATTTTTTACAAAGGAGTTGAAAAAAAAGAAGGAGTTTTTGAATAACCGAAAAAACATTTTTTTTCATATATGAATATAACATGAAAAAAAGTATAGTTGTGCAACAATTGCCATTACCTCAAGATACAATTGATTCAATATGTAGTTTTATATTTTATACAAAAACACAATCGGTCATACGAAATATAGCCAAATATAATGTAGTAGTAAACGATTTGAAACGTATCCTTCGTGGTGGTTCATTCGAAACCAGAGAATTTCCATGTGCATTCATTTATTATTACCATCCAAGAGATATAGATTTAATTAAAAATATAATTATTTGTAACAGATGTGGTGAATATATCACCAATGAATTTTGTAGATGTGATTAATTATTCATTCAAATTGTTGTCATATTGATTTTCATAATAACCGCATTGACAATTACATGTTTCCATTCCAGCAGATGTATCGCATACTAAGGAACGTTGATTACACTTGGGACACATTCTTACATCACACCACCACGATAATTACGAGTTCTGCGAGTTCTACGTCTACGTTGATTTTTCGAACGTCTGCTAACTCTTTTTGGAATATAGTATAAATATATTTTATTGCTAAATAAAATTGAAATGTTTTTTTTGTATTTTAGAATAGTTACACAATATGGCGTACTTTGATGCTATAGTTGAAATTCCGTTTGCACCTCCTGGAGTGAATGCGTATATGGTTTGCGATTGGTTGGAAGACGAGTTAAACAACGGCATTTATCAGGTTACGGAAGAAACGGTACGCACTCGTCGAGGAAAACACAAAAAAATTACCGTGAACGCCTCCTGCCGAATTCACACCTATATGTTTAAAGAAGCCGACAAAACGGGGCGCGTGATTCGTTATTTGCCGTACAAAGGTAAAACCATACGGGTACGTATGTGGGTAAGTCGACATGTCTAATCTGTTGCTTCGTCTGTTGCTTCGTCTGTTGCTTCGTCTGTTGCTTCGTTTTTTTAATAATAGGTTGAATCATGCACAAGAGTAATCTATTATATCAAATATCCTTACCAACGGATATAATTAATATTATTTGTAAATTTTTATTTTATACGGTAGAACAAAGTATTGAGTATCACAAACAAAAATATTATGATGTAATACGCGATGTACCACGTACAAAAATAACCTATACATTTTCACAAGGATATATGAATAGACTAGAATGTTTGGTTACTATTGTTCATATGAACAATTCTCATCCCATTTGGTTTCGGATACGTATATGCAATGAATGTAGACAATATATTAAAAATCCAATTTGGAGAACACGATTATTTGTGTGCCAATGTTAAAATTGAAATATTTTGAATATTATAGTATAGTAAAAAATGGAGAAAAGCATGATAGTCCAACACCTGGTGTTACCTCAAGATGTGTTGGACCATATTTGTAGTTTTGTATTTTATACAGAAATAGATGTAATGATACGAAATGTAACCAACTATAATATTGTACTAGGTGAGTATAAACGTGTTCGAAAAGAATCACTCTTATCATGGGGACCTACTATAATATCCAACTATACTGTTTATTTCATTTTACCACGTGGTAACCAACTTATTCTTGCTAATCTATGCTCTACTTGCGGAAATTATACAAAACCATTGTACCGTTCTAACCATATTTTATGTCAATGTGTAGTTTAATTAATATATTTTTTTAATATATGAAAACAATAAGAAATAGAAAATTTCGTGGTGGAAATCCAAAAAAATCATGTAAAAAAAATAAAATAGATTGGGAAAGAAATTGGAAACAGAAACTTGGTTATGAAAAATACCATCCACGTATGTTATATCCGGGACCAAACACAGAAAATTTACCTTTGATGAACGGATTAGAAAGTGATGTTGAAGGGGTTCATAGAACTTGTTTTGAGGAATCCAATAAAGATTGTCATGAAAATAAACGTGATTGGGAATTATTTTGGTCCAAACAATCCGAACATACCATCTATAATCCAACTACATTGTATGAGGGAAATGAAGTTAATCTTCCTAAACCAAAAGGTTTAACCGACGATTTAGGAAACCCGAAAACATGTGATAAAGCTCCATTATATTTACAATCCGACCCCCAAATAGATAAAAGTTCTGGATATAAAGTAATAGATATGTCCGTTAGTGATGCATTAGTTCATTTTTCAACTAAAATTGCAGAAGAATATACAAAAAGACTTAAACCTTTAAAATGCGACCATTGGTCTCTTAAAGAAGTAGATACTCAAGAACATTTTCATTTTTTTGGCATGATAAAAAATTATAATTATGTAGTAGTAAATCCCGACATATACTTAAATGCATTTCTAGCAGCTGCGGAAGTTCTTGAACGTAACGGCTATACAGTAGATAGAATGGATCCAGGCAAAGTGAATATTGTCTATACTAATACAACAAACTCATTGGCTGTTAGTTCTGGGTTTGCAGTTCATTGTGATAACGATGGTTATAGAACTAAACGAATTAGTTCTGTAGTTGTCTATGTTCAATCTGATTGTGAAGGAGGAGAGTTGGAAATTTACGACCATATTCCTTTGTTTGGAAAACCCGTACTAGAAGATATTATTTCACCTCAAACAACAGATGAAAGTACACGAAGAGTGGTATTGTTGGATGGAAACAAATATCATTATCCAAAACCAGTTAAAAAAGGAACACGAATTGCAGTAGTATACAACATTAAACAAAAATATTAAATAGTATCTTTAATATATGAAAACAAGAAAAAACAAAATAAATAACAAAATAAATAACAAAATAAATAAAAGAAAAACAAAAGGTGGGTTTTTATATAAAACAGACCCATATAAATCGTGTGATGATAACAAAAAAGATTGGAGAAATGTTTGGAAACATAAACTTGGATATGAAAAATACAATCCACGTACGTTATATCCTGGAAAATATAATTTAGTCGGAAGTTTGCCAAAGGCGTTTGGTTTAGAAGGTGGTAAAGATGGACATTATAGGACATGTCGCGAACCATCGAATAAAGATTGTGCTGCAAACAAACGGGACTGGGAATTATTTTAGTCAAAAAATCCTAGATATGCTACCTATAACCCATCCACTTTATATGAAGGAAATGATGTTATACCTCCTGATATGTATGGGTTAACCGATGAAAATGACAACCCAAAATCATGTCATACAGGTGCTCCTGGTGAACCTCGTCTTACCAAAACCGATTTGTTGCGTGGAATTAAACCTATGAACGAATTGCAGTCTACATAAAATTTGAAACTATTTTTCTTTTTTTTATAACTCTAAAACAATGGAAAAGGCGTTGATTATTCACAAAATGCCGTTACCACAAGAACTAGTAGACTATATTTGTAGTTTTGGATTCTACACATTAGAACAATGTATAGAACAAAATAAAAAAAAACACAAAAAAGTGTTGAAAGATATTAAAGATGATGTTCGAATTAATAATGTACCGTTGTATACACCCAATGGAACAATCATGTATTGTATTTATATAGAATTTCCAATCCGTCAACGTAAAGTAATCTATGCGAATCTTTGTGGTGACTGTAATAATTTTATTCATTTGAAACGTAAATCATTTGGGTGCAGATGTTTATTTTAACATGGTATGTATTTTTTTGCCCATAAATGCAAAAATACTAAATTTAATCCATTTTCCAAGAAAAGAAATAACTATAAATTCCCACAATGGATAGTTGGTTGCACCGGCAGCTATTCCTGCAATGTCAAAAAATGGGTTTGGAACAAGAGACAATATAAAAATAGTAAGTGTACCGTTCATTTTCATAAAATGATTTATTTTAGTATTCCAATCATAATTGGGTAAATAAGAATGTGTAGCGGAACCTATAAAATAAGACAATAATTCGCCCGTGACTGCTCCTAACGTAGTAATAAAACTAGATAGGATTGGATGATATATTGTAGCCCCTAATGCTGCAATCATAGGTGCTGCAGGAGACAAAATAGCCACGTTACCTATTGCGCTAATCAAAAAAATACCTAAATATCCATATTTTTTAAATTGACCAAGTTTATTACGATACAAAAAAGCAATTACCATTAAACCGATAGAAAGAATACCAAGAAATAAATGAAGTTTGTCCATACTATTATTTATGTTTTTTTGTACGACCACCCTTTATACCAAATTCTTTTTTTGTTTTAGTTCGCCAATTCAAAATATTTTGTTCGCCTTCTTTTCTATTTATTTTTACAGTTCCATCTGACCAATATGAATTTTCACGATTGTACAATGTAACACCTCCCACTAGAAAAAGAATACCTGCAGCAACCATTATTATAGTAGGGTTGTTATCCATACCATAGTAATATAAAAAATTATATCCATTGTTATATAAATGTCCATTGATTTTGATAAAGCTTCTAAGGAATGGCGTAAAAATAAAATTAATGTGGGTAAAGGATATTTTCAATATAAATGCTGTAAAATAGATTGTGAACATCCACTTTATGTATATACGACGCAAAATAAATTATTTTCAGAATTTGCAAATAATTTTGATTTATTAAATCAAAATAATCCAAAACAGTATAAGTATTGTGAATATCATTTAAATGAATAATTACGTTTATTTTTTTTAGTTCTTTTATTTTTTTTTCTTTTAGTTCTTTTATAACGTCTTTTGGAAACACCACCATTATATGTCTCTATGGGTGTAACTATTTCAGATGCATTTGGAGGTTTAGGGGGCATTTCTGCTTCTTCAAATAGTGATTCTTGAGTTGGATAACTCACATCTTCTTCAGCTGGTGATTCTTGATGCATATCACTCAATACAGCTTTTTCAGATTTGGATTCTTCAGCGGGTGATTCTTGAGACATATTACTCATTGCAGCTTCAGTTGGAAGATGTATACTACGTTTTATGATTGTAATTTGGGGTGTTTCTGTTACTATTTCAAACTTTAAAAGATTAACATATAAGTCTAAAAGTGCAGCTTTATTTCTGTTAGCAGGTACACCAACTGCGGTAGTACATCCATGTTTTAATAAACCACCATTCTCTAATATAGACTGCAAAAATGTTGTTGCTAATTTACGTATTCTTATTGCCTGATTAGAACAAAATAATGAAATTTCAATACATTTTTCTATATCTAATCCATAATCACTAAATTTAATTTTGTCTGATGAATTTTTACAATCAACATCTATTATTATAAATGCAAGTACATTTTTAAACTTGTCATTTGAAATAAAAAATCCATGCATTCCAGAATCTTGTAATGCTGACAACTCTAGAGTTTCTAAACTTTCTGCAATTACATCTCTATTACATATACCAATTGTTTCTAACATTTTTTCATATTGTGGATAATTATCTGAATGTATATGCAGCATGTCATACATTTTTCCATTAAATTCATATTGCATATATTATTTATTTATTCTTTTTTTTTGGAGGAATGCACCCGCTGTTTCGAACACGATTCAATGCAGATTTTACATCATTTTTATCTTCTCTAGAATAATCAGTTCTTTCTATAGTAGATTTGCTCAACCCTGAAGAAATGATAGAAGTTCGTTGAGAACTATCTAAAATACCAACCTTTTTAAATTTATTATGTTTAATCATATTTTCAAGCACATGTTGTCTGGCTTTTTCTCGTTGTACTGCAAAATTTTGGTCATGGGAATTGGTAGGAGAATTTAATGTAGTAATATCGCTACGATGAACTCCAATCCACGGCGGGACTCGAACCCGCAGCCTTCCGATTAGAAGTCGGACGCTCTATCCATTGAGCCACGTGGACACAATATTTCTACATAGGTTGTGTTTAAGTAGTTTAAATTGAAATGAAATATTTTAAATAATGGACATCTGTAATTATTTAAAATATATCATTTTTAGAATATAAATATATATCTCTGATAAAATTAGAATGTATTTAATATTATTAAACTTATTTGTTGTTACCAGTTTTACTATTAAACATAGATTTCTACCAAATAGAATAATTATAAATAAGTATAATGGTAACAATGATAATAATTTAAGAAAAATTGATGAAGCAATAAATTACGAAAAAATTAAAATGAAGAAATTATTAACTGAAAAAAATAAAATAATGCAAAATATAACAGGATTGAATTTACATAATGAAACATTTATCCAAAATTATATAGAGAATGTAGAGAATGTAGAGAATGAAAACATTTATGATGATTTTGACGAAGATGGATTTAATAATGAATATGATTATGAATTTAAACCAAGGTCAAACAAGATTAATATAATCATTAATACAAATCCAATGAATCAAAACCCAAATAAAGAAAAAAAAGGAGATAATATTCAAAGTGAAAATTTTCAACTCATTCAAAATTCTAGCTATACTTTTAATAATATTGGGGGGTATGAATCCATTAAAGAAGAATTAATGCAATGTGCTGATATATTACTAAATTATACCAAATATGCCAAATATAATGTTAGAATTCCAAAAGGGATTATTTTAGAAGGTCCACCTGGTAACGGCAAAACGTTAATGGCAAAATGTTTTAGTGGAGAAATTAATATTGGTTTTATTCCAGTTTCGGGTGCACAATTTCAAGAAAAATTTGTAGGTGTAGGTGCGTCCAGAGTTAGAGAATTATTTGACTTAGCTACAGAAAATGTTCCATGTATTATATTTATTGATGAATTAGATGCACTTGGGAGAAAACGTTCTTCTGACCAGAATTCAAATACTGAACACGATTCAACATTAAATGAATTATTAGTGAATCTAGATGGGTTTAAATCAGCAAATGGAATATTTATAATAGGTGCTACCAATAGGATTGATTTACTAGATACAGCTCTAATTAGACCTGGACGAATTGATAAAAAAATATATATAGGTAATCCAGATGAACAAACTAGAAAAGATATACTGAAAATACATTTGGTTAACAAACCAATCGAACCATCCATAACCATAGATTATTTGGTTGAATTAACGAATGGGTTTTCTGGGGCACAGATTGAAAATTTATTAAATGAAGCCATGTTATATGTTCTTAGACAGAATAGATACCAAATGGATAAAGCCGATATTAATATCATTGCGAATAGAATTCTAGTCGGTTTCCAAAGCAACAAAAATCAATTAACCGAAGATGTTATCTATCAAGTAGCAGTTCACGAAATAGGTCATGCATTAATTGGTTTGTTCACCAAATATAGAAAATTAATCAAAATTACTATCAACCTATTTTCTCCAAAAACGTTAGGATTTACTTTGTTCGAACCTGCATCCAATACAATTCAGACAAAAGAACAATTGATTCAAGAAATTATGGTACTACTTGGTGGAAGAATTGCAGAAGAGATTATATTTAAAAATACAAACATTTCTTCAGGGGCATCTCATGATATACAAGAAGTAAAAAAAATTGCAGAACAAATGATCGTACATTTAGGGATGGGGGATAAAATAGTAATAAGTGACCCAACTAAGATAAATGCAGAGATAGATAATATAATATCCGTAGCCTATGACCGCGCAAAGATTATATTAACAAACACAGAGCCTTTAATAAAAGATGCTGCAAAATTATTAACGATTCATCATGAATTAATACCAGAGGTAATAATTAATTTAATAAAGAATAAATACCCTTATATTAATATGTAATATTGTTAGTGTAAATAATAATTTATAAAATTTGTATAATCATTTCGTTTATTACAACAATTGCATTTAATATAATATCTCCATCTAGGACAACCAGTTAATTTGTATTTGTAAATTTAAAATCTCAACTAATTATAATAAAATGGATTTTACATCTGTTGAAAGAAACTATTTAGACACACACTCATATAAAATAGAACAATTATGGGAATGTGCTAAAAATAAACCTATAATAAACTTACCTATATCTGCGTTTAATAATAGTCTTTCATCTAAGTATTGGGATGATAAAGAAGGAAATGATATATCTCCGTATGAAGTTCTTGCTAATCCAAAAAAAGCACCATATCATATAGAGGCTATAAATAAGGCTGATTTAAATTATCCATTAATAGTATCTGAAAGTAATTTAGATGTTTTAGATGGACTACATAGATTATGTAGGAGCATACTATTACAAAAAACAAATATAGATGTGCAAAAAATAAGTGTGTCTGATTTAAAAAAATGTATCGGTGTTGTACAAATGCAAAGAAGTAAAAGTAAATCATTAACAGATGGTAAGAAAAAGATAAAAACAAGTAAGAAAAAGATAAAAACAAGTAAGAAAAAGATAAAAACAAAAAATAAAATAATAAGTTTAAAAAATAAAAAAAATAAGTTTTTAATCGGTGTTTTAAATAGATAATGTCTAACATTTTTTTATTTAATGATTTTATAATAATTTAAAGATAACATATAATAATATATGTGCGATATAATTAATCTTTACGATTTTTTGTGTTTTATCTTCAACTAAATAATATTGAACTGCGGTTTCTTTGTAATCAGTACTCTTACGAGTAGTAGGCATTATATACTATTAAGTTAAAAAATTGATTTTAATTTATTATAAAAGTATATAAATAAATAACTTAATAAAAACACAATATGAGTGATTATACATTAACTGATGCAATTAATAACAAAGCATTTATTCCTGAAATATTTGGAATATATTTAAATTCCGATGGAACTATTTATAAAATATTATCCAATATTGAAGGTTGTAAATTAAAAAAAAAATTCATTAGGTACATTCTTATTTACAATAAAAAAAAATTATTTTTCAATTATTGTAATAGAAGACGAGTTTTATTCAAATCATATTAATATTTTGAAAAGATTTGATTATATTGATAAATCAATGACAGATATTCAATTAAAAAATATAATTACAAATAATATAGACAGTTATATATTTTCAATGGAATTTAATTTTGATACAGGATTTAATTCAGTATTATTACATAATCCAAATTAAATTTAAAGATATATTTTTATAATTATATTATATAATGATTAACGAATTACAATATCAAATTAAAAACGATTTATATGAAATATATCCAGAAACATATGAACCTGTTTATAAAATAAAAGAAAAACTAAATGTATTATGTGGAGGTGATTATAACACAAACGTTTTTTCTTTTGAAAAAATAGGAAATGAAAACCAAATTATAACACGTATGAATAATTCCTTTATAGGATTTTGCAAAGATATTTTGTTGAATCCATCTTTTGATTATTTTAAATATTTAAAAAAATATGTTATTGAAGAAACAACTTTTGAAAATATATGGAAAACAATAAATTGTTATAATATTTGTAAAGATATAAAACAAAATCCATTCAATTGTATAAATCACAAAAATTTTATTGAATTCAAAAATTTGAAATGTATTAATAGTTATTATACAAAAAATGATTATTGTTATCACTATCCAATACCTTCTTTTATAAACAAAAATGATTTTATACGGGGAATAAAAATGGGAAATAGTAAATGTTTTAATTTTATTATTGAATTCAGAGAAGTTTTTTGTGTAATTCAATGTATGGGAAGTTAAAATAATCCAATTTAAAAATTGGATTATTTAATATTTAACTTTATAAGCAACTGGTTTTCTGTAATGAATATAATGGACAATACGTTTTACCAATATGTTGTAAAACTAAAGGACGATATAATTATGCAACGGGTTGTATAAAATGTTCGAATGAAAACTGGATTAAATCATATTGTGATTGGTGTAGGTAATTATTACATATTCGCACATTTAAAATACCGATTTTAATATAAATTTATTATAGTATTGTATCTAATTCATTTACTTCATTCCAAAATAATATATAATTAAATATATTGGTATTTATATAATCTTGAACACCATATTTAGTACCTTCATAATAACTATTTGAAAATGATATTAATGGTTCATTGTAATTTGTTAATAATTGATATTTTTTATTCATATTAACATATTTTTTATTTTTATCATATTTGAATTTTTTATAAAAATAATTTAATTGAAATGTTCTTTTTTTACAATTTTCTCCAATACAATATCCATTAAATCGATTAGTTCCTTCATACGCTTGAGATAGCACTATACAATAATCGTCTTTTAGTTTTCTCTTTAGGTAATGACCTAAAAACCATTTATGATTTTTATTTTCAATATAATCTAAATTATCATTTGATAATGGTAAATCAGCAACATGATTATTATGACCCCATAAAAAATGAATATTTGATAATATGTAATTTTTTATTATAATTTTATACATATCATAATCTCTATCTATCTTATCATTATCAATACCTATAATTGTAATCCTATCTTTATGTACTCTAATATATTTTATAATTTCTAAAAAAATATTACTTTCCATCGCATGACCACAATATTGCCATAATTTACCACCAACATAATTGCCATTTTGTATAGGTTTTTCTATTTTAATTCCTTTATGATCTATATGTTTATTATCTTTAATAGACCAAATAGTATTATTCATAATATTATCTGCTTGCCATATACTCATTTCATTAAAAATAATTATATTTTTATTACTATTTTTCATAGCATATTTTAATAAATTAAATCTAAATATCCAACTTTCCATTATACCATGTGAAAATTCACCAATGCCTATTAATTTATAATTTAATATGTTATCCATTATATTATAGTTAGAAAATAATATATATATATATATATAATGATATTAAATTTACCTGCATAAAAATTGAATTATTTTTTAATTTATAATATGATATATTATAAATTAAAAAATCATGCCTACTATAAGTAAAATAGGTTGTGCTATTATCATCAAAATAATAAAAGCAACAAGTAATATTAATAATTTAGATTTTACTGGTGCGATGACAGAATTTATTACAAATATATCGAATATTCAATTGGACACGATTTTTGATTTTATCCCTTGTGATAAAAAATTACATCTTACTAGACCTAAAATGCGTGAAGTAATACGTATTAATTTAAAACTACGATTAACCAACTTTTTCAAACAAAGAAGTTATGAATCTTTTAATAACATCAATGGTTGTAGTATTGATAAATTTGAAGACACAATTGAAGAAGCAGTTAAAATATTGGTTAAAAAAC